CTTATCGCGCGTCTGATTTATGCAAACAAGAACGACGCGCGCCTTACGCACCCTACCGGGCAGCACGCGCAACGCCTTAGACATCGCAGCCGCACGCGCCATCATCCTGTCATCGCCAAGATATCCGCCCTCGAATTCAGCCTTGGTCTGCGTAGCCGCAATCGAATCCCATACGATCACCGATGGACCTATATCCTTCTCAGCGCCTATAAGACTTATTGTATGTTCGACGATCGCAACAAGATCGTCGTAATGGTCGGGCTGCGAAAACAAAAGGTCTTCGTTGTTGACACCGAACAAAGCCGCGCGATCCGGATCGAATGACACCTCAGAGTCCATCAATGCAGCAATCCCACCGGCGCGCTGCGCCGCAGCAAGAAACGTGTAGCCTAGAGTTGATTTCCCAGACCCCTCCTCCGAGTACACCTCGAGAATTCGCCCAACAGGTAAACCGCCAAAGCGTAAAATGTGATGATCAAGAACCTCGAGCCCCGTAGGAAGTACCTCTATTTCAGAGGACTTGTCTTCGTCACGCATCAGGACAGAAGTTCCCACGCCGAACTTCTTATTCAGAACGCTCGCAATGCTTAATGGAATGTCTTTGCCCATAAAATTGTATCGGTCCCCGGGGATTAACCCGAGGACACGATCCCCTTCGCGCTAGACGCCCCAGTCTTCGTTATGATCTTCGCCATCAACCTCAGTAAACTCCGCATCGGAAATGTCGGCGTCTACGCTAGCGCGCGCCGGTGCCTTCCCGCGTGGCCGCCGCCTAGAGGCACCTGAATCCCGCGGCTTATCTTCGTCCTCGTAATCCTCACCGTTCAACCGAGCTTTGATTTCTTCATCACTGGGTAACTTCGCAAACGATTCCAAATCGTGCATCGCCTCCCGCCATGCGTCCATAACAGAAGCGTCATCAGAAATAGGCGTCGAGCGACGGGCCAGCCTCACTGCATAATCAGTATCGAACTTACCAACACCGGTCCTCTCGATAACGACATCTATCCCGTTTATAGGATGCGTAAAATCCCCGCCAGCATCCTCGTCCTGTCGCAGCGCGATCAACTCCTCGTGAATCGTCTTACCAAACGCGAGGACCATCGGCCCAGTTTCGGGCTCAGCCCTGTTGATGACGTTACAGAACACGCGCCGCTTGGGGAAAAACTCCTTAGAGCGCTCCTGGTCTTTACGATTAGACGACTTCCTAAGACGCTGCCATTCATCACACGCCGGACATCTAATTTGCAACACCAAGCGCGGGCAGGAGAATGCGAACGGCTTGTCGTCGTTCGGCGTCCGAATGTAATGCTGATAGGTCACGAAGAAAGGCGATTTCTTCTCGGGCAGTGGCGGCAAAATTCGAATGATATTCTTACCCACCTTCAGTTTCATAAAACTCGCACTGCCGGATTCGTGCGCCAGATCAAGCGCCTCCTGATTCGCAGTATCCAACTCGTAGGTTCCCCACTTCTGTAAATTGCTTCCTGGTTCCTTAGGCATAATAACTCCTGTGTATTTTCCTGATTTACCTGTGATTCTTGACGACTGCACCATGCAATCGCAAGCCAGTATACTACCCGATCGAACGCGATCCAACAGTAAGTTCGCGTACCGATGGGTCGGACATCATCTCTGCGCGAAGCTTCGCGCCGAGAGATCGCAAGACCTCCAACTTCGCGGTCACCGATTCAACGCGACATCTAAGAAGCTGCTTCTCAGCCTCCGTTTCTATTTCTTTAAGGTTCGCCGCTTGAACACGATCATCCACGGTCACATAAGCATCCAAGTCACCAACGGTCAACTTCTGCCCGTTTGCCGCGGCCTTCTCGCGTATCTCGATCAGTACACGCGCGCGCACAACTTCGGCACTGTTCTTCGCGAGAAGATAGTCTCGAAGCGCTGACGCATAATGCTCGTTCCAATAAGCGATATCAGATGGAGCTCGAATAAGTTCTTCGTCCAGTTGCTCGGGAAACAACGTAATACATTCCTTAAGATATTTAGGAACTTCTATATCACGGAGCAATACGGTCTCTTCTGGATTAACTTCAACAACGCGTGACATACAAACCTCTCTTTCGTTACTGATATTTTTGCATTGACCCCCAAGACTGCCCAACCTTAATCGACACTTCAAGGGGGACCACACCGCTGTCCCAACCCGTCATGATCTTTGGGACGTGGTAAACAACCTCATCAACCGCGGAATCCTCAACTTCGAAAATGATGTCGTCATGAACCGCGAGAACGACTTTAGCCGGTGGCTCATCGTCCTCAATCCATTGCACGCATGACGCAATCGACGCCACACAATACTCGCTACTCGTATTCTTACTAATAACACCCTCTGAATCAAAGCGATGGCCAGAATGCTTAACAGCTAACGTCCACGTCGTCTCTTTCATTCGACTCGCTCTCTTAGATACCAACTCGCTAGCAGCATACAATCGAATTGGAACTGCAATCTTTTTACACATCTCGTAAAGCTTATAGACGCTAGTGGACCCACCCTTCCTAAAACGAGATATTAAAACCTGATCGCTTGAAGACCATACGACACGTTCTCGTACAGAAAGCTCGCGCAAAAACTCCTCAACAACAAAACGAGGGGCGCAGTCGCGCACAACGATTTTCTCTCGTTTATACCCGTAATCCAAAGCCTCTCGCAATTGACCCCCATTAAAATCAAGTCTGAATGATCCATCATTCAACTCACGATACACACTTTCAACACAGCAAGTACGCGCCAAGATCTGTGTCTCGCGCAGCAAACCCCCTTGACAAAGATGCAAACAAGGCCCTGTCTTTTCCGCAACACCGATGGTTCCATCAGAATCTAATAAGCCTAATAGATATGACCTCCTAGCTTTCAACGAAAGGGACCACACAACAGTAGGCGTATATTTTGTATGGGAGTTCGCGCCCCAAGGATAACCAAGCGCGACCCAGGATTCGCGCAAAGCAGGGCTGCAAATCGTAACCGTTATTTTGTTTTTGAACACACGAGGTTTTTGATGAACATATCCACACGAATACGCCCATACAACAAAACGATTGGCGCTCTCTTCTTTAGACGCACGTCCCTTACGATTACCAAATGTAACAGCCAGCGCGTTTCGTCCACGGCTCATACAAGTATAACCATTCCCAATCGCGTATCCCAACCAATATGCAAGTTCGGTATCGCACCCATTCGAGCTAAACTCGATAGGTTGTGCCAATGACAGACATATTAGATCACCCTCCCTAAGATCTTTATATGCTCTAAATTCGTACTCGTTCTCACCGACAACAAGAACCGAATGCCTAGTATCGCAATGAAACATTTGCCCGTTCGCCAACGCAATAATGCTCAACTGCCATTCGCCACGATTCAATTTCTCGTATTCAGCAAATTCGTGCCCAGTCCACACACGTCCTTGATCGGGCGCATCCGCAATTTTAAGAATTCCCCGGTCAGTGGTTATGCGCGTATAACCCGGAATACAGCCTTGAATGGGTGTGTTCAACGCCGCGCGTTCGGCATTAGAACGCGTCTCGTCGTCGGCGTCTGCAATACCCCATAACGGCCTACGCCGTGCCTGTTCACCTTCCCACCACGTATACACATAACCTGTTTTACGCGCGATCTCGATTTGCTCTTGGCACCACTCCGCAAACCGTGAGAACCGTCCTGTAATCGCGGTCAGAATTTTTGCGGCCTGCGCCTTGCTGCAACCTATTCGTTTAGCAAGACTCTTGGCGGCCATTCCATACAAAACCCCGAAGTTAACGGTTTTACTTTGATCGCGATGAATTGGCAGTAGCTGATCCACCCTAAGTCCCCAAGCGACATCGGCAATCAGTTCCGCCGTACGCTGATGGTAATCCAAACCAGCAGCCCAAATAGCAAGCATCTCGGGGTCACCGGACATCATCGAAGCGATACGCAATTCAAGTTGGCTATAATCAAATGACACCAATTTGTGGTGCGGATTCGCCACAAACAAATCCCGCGCCATTTTGGATTCAGGATCGCGAGGCCTGGCTATATTTTGTAAATTCGGAGCAGAGCAATTGTGTACGCAAATTCCTCCCGCAAAATAATTATGCGTACCGTCAATTTCAAGGTCGTAGACGAGTGCCGATCTATTTAAAAATTCTATTGATTCAACAATGTGATTATTTCCTAAGCGTACTGACCGCGCAAACGCGGCCGCGCGTAAAATTGAATCTCGCCGCTTGCGCCGACTACGCAATTTTATTTCTTCGCAATCAAATCCAAGCAAGGTCAGATGCTTTCTAAACGTCGCAAAATCCCACCCTGCCGATCGCGCAGCCAAGGAAATCGACCATCTATTGGCACGCAATAAAAAAAGCGCCGTCGCTTTCGTTAACCTTTTCCAACGAGCATTCTCCTCACCGCGCAAATATCTAATACGCCCAAGACGATGACGTTCGCGCATCACTTCGGAGCGGCGAACGCGCAATCCTTCGGGAATACTATTCGCGTGTAAAGTTAAATGCGCAATAGCATCCATTCCAACAATATTATGTGGAACGTTATTCAACTTATTACCATCAACATGATGGCAATGTTCGAAGGGCCCTCCACGCAAAAATTCACCTATGCGGCAATGTTCCCTAATGGCGTGCTTTACGCCCGTAAAATATAAACGCGCGTAACCGCTATTCGTCACATTCCGCGTAACGGCGCTAATTCGATCACCACACTTTAGGTCAGCCGCGCGCACATACGTACCATTCATCATCCTAACGCGATGATCGGGTGTTAGGTCTAAAAACCCGCGCGAATAACCCCCCTGCCCCCTCCAATGCACGCGTGCGATCCGCCGCGCGCCGTTCGCAAATACGCGAACAACGCGCCGAAGTGTTGGCGTGCCGTCTATGGAATATGTCCACACCCAATCGCCCACACTAACTTGTTCAATTGGAACCCCTGCGGGAATAGCGGCCACATCGCGCAACACTTCAATCGGTGTTCCCTTTGCGATACAGCTCGTTCTGCCAGTACGCGCACCATCAATATTGATAGATGGGTGTATACGCCCATCGGGACTAATATGCTCCTGCAAACCACGGGCAAAACCGAGAAGTTTATCGAGACGCCTGTACTCGATAAGCGCATCAACCACTGGATGAGATCCCGCCAATTCCTTCAACGAATCCTGATCGGTCGAGGACGCGCCAGAAACCAGCAGCTTGACGGGCTTCAAGTGAAGCTGGCCAAATAACAGGTTCGATACACTTTGAGAACTACGAGGATTAAAATTAGGGTAGCCATTAAACTTAAGCGCCGCGGAGGAAGCTGCTATCTCTAAACGCTTAATGAAAAGCTCGACGCTATCGCGGCTTACGGGCATCCCCCATTCCTCTACGCGCTGTATTGCGTAGCTCGCGCCACGCACCACCTTCGTCCAAATACGCTTTACGGGAGGTGTCTCTTCAAGCCGATCCCCCAGCAAAACGCCAAGCCTCGCAGTCGAAACAGCGTCGCGCGCGTTGTACCGAAGAAGTATTTTGCGGGCAAGCAATCCAAAAGCATATCGCTTCGGTTCGACATCTACACGTTTACACGCGGCAAGGATCACGGGATTCTCGAACGAC